ACACCAAACGAGATATTACTCTAAACATCAAGTCCGAGAGACCATTTTTGCAGACGGTTAATCTCGGACACGATAACAATTTCACCTGAATTTTTTGGGTGCGATTGCAACAAGTCGGAAACGACAATAAAGTTCTTTGAAAGCATTAACCGCAAACCAAATGCGAAACAATCAGAGGGGGAAATCCGAATAGTTATAGGGCGAAAGTACGCTGATAGCCAGTACCAAGCTGGCGAGGTTTCAATGTTGGGTGTAACTTTCACGACACTTGGAAATTGTCTTTGCGGTTAAAAATTTGGTCAGGTGGCGGAATGGTAGACGCAACGACAAGTGTCAAAATGGGGCGACAGTAAGGGAGTCCAGGTATATGACATACAGGTTCAAGTCCTGTCCTGACCGCTAAATTTATTAATCACCAGGCACTAAGGCTTTGAAAGAGTGTCGTGTGTGAAATAAATTTCTTTTTAATATAGGGTTCATGTTGAATTAGGGGAGTTGATAACTCCCCTTAATTTTCAATATTTAAGCCATTTTAGTACATTTACAAAAAAAATCTATTTCAAAATGAAAAAATTAATTGTTCTCAGCTTCATTGTTCTTGGTTGTGTAAGATTACAAAGCATACCGCTAAAGGGTAATTACAAACCAACCCACCAAAAGGAAATCAACAAACCGTTTGAAGAGGTTTGGTCAAGTGTTATTGATGTTTTGGCCACACAAGGTTTAGAAGTCAAAACCATTGACAAGGCATCAGGCATTGTTATTTCTGAAAAAACAAGTTTTAAAGGCATGGTGACCACCGAAAATTCAGACGGTACGCCCAAAAAGATTGATGCTTACATAGCCGTAGAGCCAAAAACATCACCGGGCGGCCCGTTAGTAATGCCCGACAAAATAGTGGGTTCGTGGAATATCAGAGTAAAAGAATCCGTACCGGGCAAAACAATGGTAAACGTAACCATTACAGGCATAGAAGCCACAACTACCATTGGTGGAAGTATGTATTCGGCACCCGTTGTGTGGGATTTTGATGCCAGAAGTACGGGAGTGTTTGAAAAGTCGTTTTTTGCAATACTTGAAAAATAATTAAGCGGTGTCCTATTTCGTAAGAGGTAATCAATCCTTTTGACCTTGATGGGTTTTGCGGCGGAAGACGGACACCGCTTTTTTAAACTAAACTAAAATGTATCAAAAACCGCAAAAATACTTTTCAGGCTGGGTCATGATTTATGATGTCATAAAATCCATGATTCAGAAAATAAAAAAAGCTATCTTTGGGTAAGATTTTTTCATAGTTTAAATTAAGGTTAAGAATGGTTAACAACAAAAGGCATTTGGTTTCCATTTGCCTTTTTTCGTAAACTTTTATTACATTTGTTTCGTTAATTTACATATTTTTACATAAATACTTGAATATGGCTAAGTTTCAAGAAGGAAATCAATACTGGCACTTTAGAAACAAGCACGGACGTGACTTTAAATATACTCCTGAATTATTATGGGAAGAGGCCTTAAAATACTTTGATTGGATTTCGTTGAGAGTTTGGAACAAGAAAGAAGCTATAAAGTCAGGTGAACACGCAGGAACTCTTATTGATATTCCAACAAGCACCCCAATGAGTATTGAATCCTTCTGTTTATATGCTGACATCGATCATAAAACCTTCGCAAACTACGAAAGTAGCGAAGGAAATTATATCGACTTTTTCCCAATCACTACACGTATTCGAAAAATTATTGAATCACAACAGTTTGAAGGGGCAACAGTTGGGGCTTATAATCCTAATATTATTGCTCGTAAACTAGGGTTAGTAGATAAGTCAGACATAACTTCAGCAGGGGAAAAAGTAGAGCAATCAATTACTATTTTCGAACTTCCATCAAATGGCCGAGCGTAGGGTTATAAGACCCCAAGAAGGATTTCAAATGAAGTTCCTTAGTTCATCTGCCGATATTGTAATCGGTGGTTCTGCTGCTGGAGTAGGCAAAACCTTTTCATTACTTTTAGACCCACTTCATTACATTAACACATACAAGAAGTTTGGTGGCGTAATATTTAGACGCACAACGCCACAAATCAAAGCTGAGGGCGGTCTTTGGGATACTTCGATGGATTTATATAACCACGTTAACGCAAGGCCAAGGGAATCAGAAAGAGAGTGGGTGTTTAATTTTGGTAACAAAATAAAGTTTGCACACCTTGAATATGAAAAAGATAAATTAAGCTGGCAGGGTTCGCAAATACCGTTTATAGGATTTGACGAGCTTACACACTTCACAGAAGGTCAATTCTTTTATTTATTAACTCGAAATAGGTCATCATGTGGCGTTAAACCCTATGTTCGTGCAACGTGTAACCCAGACCCCGATTCATGGGTGGCAACTATCATTTCCTGGTGGATAGACCAAGAAACAGGCTACCCAATACCCGAAAGAGATGGAGTAATTCGATATTTCATAAAGAATGGACAAAATTACATTTGGGGTGATACAACTGATGAAGTAAAAGAAAAAGCGTGGCACTTTTTGGAAGAAATGATAAATGCATCGGGATTGGTGCCAGAGAATTTTATAAAGTCAATAACATTTATATCTGGTTCGGTATATGATAACAAAAAGCTACTTGAAAAAGACCCAAACTATATTTCTAACCTATTATCACAAGATGAAGATGAACAAGCAAGGCTTTTAAAAGGCAATTGGAAGCATATACCCAACGATAAGGATATTTACGACTATGAGTCGTTTAATGCGATGTTTTACAGTAATGTTAACTGTCGTACGGGCAAGAAAAGAATAACCGCAGACATAGCCCTCGAGGGTTCAAATATGTTCATTGTAGGTGTTTTTGATGGTAGAGAGTTGATAGATATTGAAATTGTCGAGAAGTCTAAAGGAAATGAGGTAATCGACAAAATAAAGTCTCTATGTAGAAAACACAGTATTCCAAATAATCAAGTATTTTATGATGCTGATGGTGTAGGTGGGTTTGTTGATGGATTTATTCAAGGAGCTAAACCTTTTCATGGTGGAGCTTCCCCGAAAGAAATAAAAGATTCAGTTTCTGGCAAAATAATCAAAGAAAACTACATGAACCTCAAAACACAATGTTATTATAAGTCGGGTTCATCCGTAAGGAATGGCGAATATTCTGTTTCTGCAGAAGTCGCCAATAAATCATATATGGGAAAAATGACCGTTATGGAACGAATGAAAACAGAACGCAGAGCAATTAAGAAAGACAAAGTCGACCATGATGGAAAACTAAGGATATTGCCAAAACAAGAAATGAAAGTAATTCTAAACGGCGATTCACCTGACATTCTTGATATGTTTATGATGAATGAATTTGCACTTATGGCTCCATCGTTCGAATGGTACGTTATAACCGAATGAAATTAGCTTTTCAGAATTTCCGCAACCGCTTGGTTGTGTAATTCCCATTTAATTATTGATTCCTCAATAAACGCCGTCCTATTGGGTTTATCTTTGAGGATGTTCCAGACTTCGACCGATGGTCTAAACTGCACGTATTCGCCACTTTTGGGCTTTCTGCCTGAGCCTTGTCGTTTGCCGCCTTTAGGTTTGTTTTCCATTAGTCTTCCAATTTCATTAATTCACTATAAAATTCCCTGTTATTTAATTCGTAAATGTGTTGAATTCCGTTTATGTCAACTATTGAAAATCCAATCGCTGGATGGTCCTCATCAACACAAAACCCTGTTGGAATTGCATCTAAATCAAAGATTCTTTTAATAGATTCTGAATAAGTTATGGCTACTAATCCTCCTTGGTAGTATAAGCCCTGAATGTCTTTTTGCATTTTTTAACGTTTAATAATTTAAAATAAAACATATTCTAAGCACTCTTCAATATCATAGAATTGCTCTTCAAAATCTCCACTTTCATTCAAAAAAAACTGATTTGAAATAGACTTAAAATTTTTCTTATTAATGCTCCAAGCTGAACTTTCCTCTTCTGAATCATTCTCAGGAACGTAAACAACAAAAGAAACCGTGTTATCATCAACTCTTTGAGGATTTGCGTTGTGATTAGAAACTCTTATTGTCCAAGTTTCTTCTGTCTCTGGATGCTCAAATGTGAAGTATTGTGAAGCAACGCCACCGATAACGCTTTGAACTTTCTCCTCTGTCAATTTTACTATTTCTTGAATTGTCATTGTCTTACTGTTTAAATGTCCTTGTTTGATGATATAAAGATAATACATAATTTGATTATGTCAATACAATATCAATAATAATTTAACATTTTATCAAAGATTCTTTAAAAAATACAAGAATCTGTAAAAAAGTACAATTTATTGTTTGTTTTTGCACAGATTAAAAAAAATACATACTTTTACATCGCCAAATCATA